CGGTTTCTTGCGCCACGTCTCTAGCTACATCCATGAAGGAAGTCGCCTTACCCGTCCCTAGGTTATACACGCCAGTGAGGGGTAAGTCAAAGAAGCGGCGGTGGATGCGGATCACCTCCTCGACAGGCACGAAGTCCCGCTTGATGTCCTCGCTGCCTTCAAAGACTTCGATGCGACCAAACGTTGTTGCCTGTCGCCCAGCTTCGCCGCAGCTTGCAGATAGGCGATGTGGCCCGAGTGCAGAGGATCGAAGCCGCCCGAGACGATGACCGTTCTAGGCATAGGACTTCTCCTCCACCAGCGCCGAGCCTGTGATCTCGTTAATCCGCCGCTTGATCTCGGCCCGCCTGTCGTTGGTGATGTAGACCGCGCGGGCAAGTTCTATGAACTCGGCGTCGAACTCTTGGCGCTTTTCCTTCTCCCGCAGGCGGTCTTCGATCTCCCAAAGGGTAGCGTTCACCGCACGCAGGTCTGTTTCGAGAGCAGGATGGCGGTAGCCCCGCGCTGCCAGCGTAAGCTGCTGCAGTTCCTTCCGCACATTCGCCAACTTGCTCGCGTCGGTGATGCGCTCAGACTTGATCTGAAGGATGGTGATCTTGTCCAGCACTTCACCGACGCTCACAGGGACCTCAAGCATGGGCAGCGATGGCCGCGTTGAACGGAGCCGTGTCGAAGCCCGCAGGCCAGTCCTTCGCCACGATGATCTTGAGGTGATCGACGTTGCGCTGGACAGCGCCCGCCCAGTCCTCATCGCTGTCGCCAGCGGGTTTGCCCTTGTTGAGCAAATTGACGCTGTCCAGCGCAGCGTTGTAGGTGCCTTGCCAGTTTTCTTCCATGTTCGCCTCCTAAGCGGTTAAGCAGTAGACGTTGACGGGCTTACCTTTGCCCTTCGTCGTCAGTTTCTGATATGCCTCAACGACAGCTTCAGGATCAACCATCACGTTGCGCGGATCTTCGCTGAAGCGGGTTTCGTCCCACTTGCCGCGCATGTGGAAGTGGAGATTCGTGTTGTGGCCGTAGCCGAATTGCGTCCACCGAGTGCTGCCCCAGATCACGACACCCGGCTTCTGAGCACTGGCCGAGAAGTGTTGCAGGCTGCTGTCGATGCCGACGAAGCCCTCTGCTCGCTTCAGCAGTTCGTGAACCACGGCCCAATGCTCGACGCACTTGATCGTGCCTGCATAGCCCGGTTCGTTGGGCAGAGTGCAGTCGATGATGGTAACATTCGGGTAGGCAGCCTTGAGGCGGCTGACGACCTGCTGAGCAAGGAACGGAGGATAGTTGCGGCCCGGATTGTGGCTGGCGTAGTTGTTGTTGGGAGACCAGCCGACAGGGGTCTGACCACCCGAGAACTGCACCATCATGTATTGACCCGTGACGCCGTTCTTCTCCAGCCACTCGGTCGCACGATCCTTGAGGTGCGTCGTGTATAGCTTCGGAGCCATAGTCGGCTCGTAGGCCACGCCGAAGAGTTCGCAGTAGGACTCGATGAGGTGCTGCTTGCCCAGCGCGAAGTTCGACTTGTAGGGTTCGCAGTAAAAAATGTTGTCCGAGCGCATGATGCGCGGATCGGTGAGCGGCAGCGACTGCTCGTAGGCCATCTCCACATGCGGGTTGAAGGCGAAGCAGTCGATGTAGGGCGTGTAAATCTGGATGCCTTGTCCAGCCTTCTCGGCCAGCTTCGGGATCAGCGCCGTGAAGGCGGTACACTTTCCGATGCCGCCTTCGATGACGTAGGTGTTAAGCACGCTTGAGTTTCTCCATCTCGGCGCGAAGCTGTTGAACCTCCGCCGACAGTTCTTGTATCGCCTTCACCAGCACGGGGATCAAGTGTGCTTCTGTGTATTGCAGCTTGTCCGGGTCGTCATCGCTGATGATGACGGGGTTCTCGCCTTCGAGCGGCAGGACATCCTGAGCCAAGAAGCCGTAGCGGCGCTTGCCGTCTGTCTCGGTGCTGTCGCGGCCACCTTGCTTGAATTGATACTCGGTCGGCTTGAGCGCCCGCACGAAGTCCAGCCCGTGAGCGATGGGCTTGAAGCAGGTCTTGTCGCGGCAGTCCGATGTCGCCGTCCACGCGATCTTGATCTGCGCGCAGGTGTGGTCGTTGTTGCCCATGACGATGCGGTTGGATTCCGTCGTGATGTTGACGATGCCTGCGGGTGAACCGCCGGTTACCCCGGCGAGATACCCGATGCCGATGTTGTTGCTGCCCGTGGTGTTGTTGAGGAGGGCGCTTCTGCCATTGGCGGTGTTGTGGCAACCCGTGGTGTTGACTAAGAGGGCGTTGGTGCCGGTGGCGGTGTTGTTGATGCCCGTGGTGTTGGCGCAGAGGGCGACAACCCCGATGCCGATGTTGTTGCAGCCCGTGGTGTTGCAGAGGAGGACGTTAACACCATTGGCGGTGTTGTTGCTGCCCGTGGTGTTAACGACGAGTGCGTTGACGCCATTGGCGGTGTTGAAGCAACCCGTGGTGTTGGCGCAGAGGGCGTTGACACCATAGGCTGCGTTGAAGCAGCCCGTGGTGTTGGCGCAGAGGGCGTTGACGCCAATAGCGGTGTTGCTGACGCCGGTGGTGTTGCAGCGCAGGGCGTCGACACCATAGGCTGCGTTGAAGCAGCCCGTGGTGTTGGAGCAGAGGGCTTGAGCGCCAACCGCCGTATTCTGACACCCACTCGTATTTGCCGTCAGAGCACACGCCCCCGCAGCCGTATTAAAAGCCCCCGTCAGCCCAGCATCATCCAGAGCAGCATCACCAAGCGCCACGTTCCCCGTGCCGACAGGGTAGTTGCCGTCGAGTTTGATCGTGCCGCCGTCGAACGAGACGTTGCCCGTCGCGGTCAGCGTCGTGAAAGTGCCAGCACCAGCAGAGGCTCCACCGATGGTCACGCCGTCGATGGTGCCGCCGTTGATGTCAACAGTTGTGACCGTGCCACCGTTCGAGACTGTGGCACCCGTGAAGTTGATCGTCCCAGTCGCCGTGACGTTGGTGAACGTGCCAGCACCCGCCGACGACCCGCCGATGGTCGTGCCGTCGATGGTGCCGCCGTTGATGTCAACAGTTGTGACCGTGCCAAGGTTCGCAATCGTCCCGCTGAAAGACTGCCCGTTACTCGTGACAGTGCCCCCGAGCGTCAGCGCCGGTAGCGTCCATGTCGCCGCCGCCGTCCACGTCCCACCCGCAGCAATCGGACCGTTGATCGTCCCACTCGCCTGCGTCGTCCCGTCAATCGTCCCGCTGTCGATGTCAACCTTCGAGATGTCCACCTCGCCCGTGCCGTTGGGCGTCAGCGCAATGTTGCCGTTGGTGTTAGTGGACGAGATCGTATTGCCATCAAGGCGCAGGTTGTCCACGTTGGCGATAGTGGCAGCAACACTAGCCCCAATCGAAACCCCGTCAATCGTCCCGCCGTTGATGTCCGCTGTGGTTAGAACCACGGACGCGAACGTTACCACGCCGGTCGAATCAGCGATGCTGCCCGCAGCGGTGCCGTCCTTCGCCTTGATGTTCGTGACCTCAAGGTTCGTCATGTCAAACGTTGTGGCGTTGACCGTCGTCGCATTGATCGTCGTCGCCGCAAGCGTCCCAATCGTCGCCGCATCCAACGCCAAATCAACAAGAACCGCCGAAGCTACAGCCCCGGCCCCCGCACCGTCGAACTTGACAATCGCATCCTTGCCCGCCGCAAGCACGAAGTCATTCGCCGAGTTGTACGTACCCTGAAACAGGATCAGATCCCGCGACCCAGACAGCGCGTTCCGAACAAACATGATCTTCTTCGCGTCGTTCGGCGTAAGCTGAACGAACGCACTGCCACCCAAATCCCCACCATCCGTGAAGATGATCGCGCGGTTCCGGCCATTCGAAGCCGAGCCGTCCGTGATCGGCAACGTGTTCGGAGAACCGCTCGACCCCGCCGCCGCCAGCGTCACCGACAAATGCCCGTCAAGCGACGTGTCGATGAACGTCAGGTTGTTGTTCGTAGTACCGCCCCAAGTTCCGGACTGCTCGCCGGTAGCGATAAGCTCGATGCCGTTGTTCGTAGTGTATGTGCTGGGCATGGCCCTGATCCTTTATGCTGCGAGCTGAGTCCATGTGGTGCCGGGACTCGGAGTGATCTGCGTGTAACTTGTTCCGGGTGCTGGGGTTATCTCTGTGAATGTTGTTCCGGGATTTGGAACAATCTTGCCCCACACTAACACAGGCAGCACAAAGCCTGTAGCCAAAACACCAGTCACGAAGACATTGGCATCGCAGATAGTTGTAACCTGACCAACCTGCCCAGTGCCGCTGACGCCCGTGACATTGACGTTTGCATCGCCAATGACAGTGACACTACCAACGCTACCAGTCGCCTCAAGCCCAGTTACCGGGACATTCGCGTCTGCCTCTACGGTCGCAACGCCAACCTGACCTATACCAGCAACGCCTGTGACATTGACGATAACGCCAGTGCCTTCAATGACAGTAACTGTGCCGACCTCTCCAGTAGCTGAGAGGCCCGTTACGGGCACATCTACATCAAGGACGATAACGACGTCGCCAACCGCGCCAGTGGCCTCTACGCCCGTCACATTAACCGTGACGCCAGTACCTTCGACGACAGTGACTGCACCTACGGCACCAGTAGCTTCGGGAAAGGCTACATCGCCCTCCCCCCACGCTAGTTCACCGAACCCCGCGCGGCCCCAGCCGGTAAAGGGGACGGTGACATCAACCATGTTTAGGCAATCCTGATGACCGCGTTGCTCGCGTCAGCGGTGGGGAACACGATCTGGAAGTCACCAGCCGTCGAGGTTTTTGCGCCGCCGAAGTCCAGAACAACAACCGACGGATCTCCTGCCGCAGTGTCGTTGTAGATCAGCGCGCCAAACGCGGTGATAGTCGCTGACGTGAACGTAATGTCAGAAAAGTCCGTAAGCGCAGTCGTGCCGCTAGTTGTCGGTGTGATATTGGTCAAAGCACCGCCACCCGCAGAATACGAACCAGAGTTCCCGACCTCGTTGGACGCGGTATAGGCCGTGGTCGCAGCCGTGAACGAGGCGCTGTTGTCGTAGAGCGCCAGCTTGAAGGTGTTACCCGTCGAAGCAGTGAAGTTGTGTACAGCCTGAAGGAGTTCCTTCTTGAAGGAAGTACACATGAAGTTGCCGGTGAACGCCACGTCAGATCCTCCGTACCAGATCAGCAAGCCCCGGATGGCCCGCGTCATTCAACGCATTATACACAGTAGTCCGGTCACTGTGAACAGCTTGCTTCAGGTAGAGCAAAATCACCTGCTCCACGCGCTCCTTGAAAGCATGAGCCTGATCCCTGATCGCCTGCGGTGCCGTGTCAGAGATGCCGACAATCTTCTCCGCGCATTGCTGCGCCAACTCCTCGGGCGTGAAACCACGCTTGTGCGTGGTGCGCACCATGACACTGAAGTCCTGCGGCAGATCAAGTTTCAGTGCTGCAATCACATCGTTGCTCCGGTGATTTGCTTGGGCGCGGTCACGGTAACACGAACACCTTTGTTCTCCGTTCCAGTCCATGAGTTCCCGCAGTTAGGGCAGTTCCCATTCGGGTAACTCGCTTCCTCTTCCGGCGTGTCCACTGCATTGCCGCAGTTGACGCAATGCACCAGAGTCACGCTCGTGGCAGGTGCCCACTCAGATCCATTCGGCATGCGGATTACGGTCATGCTACAAGTCTCCCATCCTTGTACTCATCGCGCCCGCTTCTGATGCTGACGCCGCCAAGCTGCGAAAGGGCTTCACGGTAACGCTCGGTGTAAAGCGCAACCAGATCCTGCTCGCCCTTCATGTAAGTGTACGCCTCAATCAGCGTGCCGTAGAGCAGCACAGTCTCAGCATTGTCCCCAAGCCAAGACGTACTGGACGTCACGATGGACGGCGGATCATAGTAGTAGTGGAGTTCGACCGAATAGTTTGAACTCGGCGTCGGCCCAAGAATGAAGTTACCCGGAGACGGAGGAGACGTAAAATCACCGTCAAACTGCCCATAGTACTTCGGCAGTCCCTGAGTCGAAGCAGAAGGATACGCCTCACGGATGAAGTTGACGTCCTTGTCATAGAGGTAGTTGTGGTTCCCACTACCGTCGATAACGGCAATCGAAAACACAGCAAGGAAGTCGGAGGGGCGGGCAAGGTATTGGTTGCCCGCCGTCATTGTAGCAGTGACGTTCTTCCGAAGTTCGGGCAGCATGACAGACCGGAACACCCGCTCCTCGGCTTGCCGCACGAAGTTCGGGATGTTCGAGACGAAACTCGTCTCGTTGTTCTCGGTGTAGTCTTGGACTAGCTGAACGAGTTCGGAATAGTTCATCTGAACTTACGCCATCTTGAAGTTGCCGCCGCGCTTGGCAGCGCCCATGCCACGGCAAGAACCACCCATGGCCATCTTCTTGACTTTGCCGCCATAGGCCATTTTGCCCTTCCCGTCAGCCGCAAAGGCAGGAACCTTCTTCCCGTCCTTCTCGACCATCTTCATGGAGCCGCCTTCCTTCATCCCCATGGGACGCATGTAGCCGCCGCCCATCATCTTCTTCATGCCGTTCTTCATGTCACGCTCCATTGGTTGTATTGACAGTTACAGCCCCTACAGAACCTACCATATACTGGATTGGGTTCCAAACTGGATTCCACCCGAACAACGCACGAGATGCCGCTTGGCTCGCGTCAGGACGCGGGTTGAGCAGCGACTGCGGATCGTTGATTTTCAAACGACCTAGGAAGTTCTGCGGCTGATCGGGATCGAACACATCCCTGCCAACCAGAAACCCAGTCTTCACGCCGTTCTGGTACTCAGGCACAAGATCTCGCAGCGGGTACCTGAAGCCCGTCTTGTCGCAGAAGCCAAAGGCATGTTTTGCTCTAGCGTATGGCATGCTCAACCCATCATGAACGTGTCGTAGGGGACGAACTTGATCGATGCCGTCTCTTCGTCCTCACCGGCTGCAAGCTGGAACTGGAACTCATATTCCTGCTTGAGACCTGCAACCCTGTTGGCCACTTCCGGCTTTTTCATGGCGATGTAGTAGGCCATGCCAGCGACAAGCGCCGGTACAAAACGGGGAGGAATAGAGGTGATCGTGGAACCAATGCCAGAGGAAAGTCCGTCAATCCCCCTCAGCCGATAGTACAAGAGCGTGTAGGATGTGGTGTTATCAGGCACAGGCCAGAGCGTGAACTTCGTTTCCGTCGCCAGTCGCTGAACGTAGATTTGGGTCGGACGACCTTGGGTGTTCTTGTTGGTCTGCTGTGCGTAGGTGGAAACACTAACCCGTTCAACAGCAGTGTCGATCTGGTTCACACCAGTGCCGGTTCTAAGCTGGTGCTCAATGAGGTCGATGGTGTCAGCAGGTAGCGTGTAGGTTTTTGTACCAGCCGTGAGTGCCTGCGTTCCCTCTTCGATAGTGAAGAGGTTCAGACCACGGTTCTGCCACTCCAAAGTGAGGATGTTGAGACTGCGGCGAGCAGTCTTCAGATCGTAGCCAGAGCGCATCTCAATGCCAGCCCGCTCATAGGCTTCCTCGAAGATCTCAGGCAGGTCTGGTGTAACCACGGCCATTACTTGGTGCCCCTATGTCTGGCAGTCTTCTTGGCGATACCCTTCGGCTGTGCAACGAACTGCTTGCCCTTGCGGGTTCCCTCACGCTTTGCCTTGGTCGTCGCTGCATACTCTGACGACGACAGAGACTTGATGGCACCCTCCGGGAGATACCGCTCTCCAGTGGCCTCTGGCCCCTGCGTAGACGGCTTGCCAGACTTGGTGCGCCACTTCTGCTTCGTCCAAGCCTTGAGCGATTTCTGCGGGGCCTTCAATCTTTATACCCCCCGCCCTTGGCCTTGTACTTCTGTGCCAGCATCTGTGCCTTCCTAGCACTCCACTGGCCCGGCTTTCCGCCCTTGCCGCCCGACTTGATGCTTTCGAACAGAGCCTTCCTCATGGAAGGCTTCGTGTAGTTCCCGGCCTCATTGACGCGAGACTTAGGCTTTTTCATCACTTTGACTTCATCATGCACATGCCAGCCGCCTTGCACTTGGCTGGCGATTTACACACCGGGCAAGCCTTGAACGTCTTGCCACCCTTGGCCATCTTCCGGCTCGCGGGAGCGTTGGCGATCTGCTTGCCCATGTTACCACGGCTCATCATTTCTTCGACCCTTTCTTGGCTACGCCCTTGATGCTACCTTTGTTCTCGGAAGCGTAGAACACACGCTCTCCGCGCTCCTTGCCATACTGCTTCTGCATGGCCCTCTTCACTTTCTCGCCCTTCTTCGTCAGCGGCATGATGTCCTCAGCATTTCCACGCCCGGAGGCTTTTGTTGATGCGGGAGTCTGGATCGTTTGCGGTTTTCTTCGACGTAAGCTTCTTCTTCATGCCACTCATGCGAGCACAGAAGCTAGCGCGTCTACCCTTAGCCTCCTTAGTCTTAGGATTAGGAGCAGGGGGCTTGAGGTTCATGCCCTGAGCCTTGGCGGATGCACGCCCTTTAGCATTGAGCCCACCCTTCGGGTTTTTGCCTTCCTTACGTGTCCATGCGGGAGACTTCGCCATCTGAGTTCCTCAAGTGTACATCGCCAAGACGCTAGAAAAAACAGTCGTTCCTGCGGTGTAGGTGATGTAGGCACCATCAGCAAAGATCACCCCATTATCTGGGATGATTAGATCACGGGTCGTGTTGGCTGCGGCAATCGTTGGAACGGTAATGAGAGACGTTCCTGTGGCGCTTCCGTTCCTGAACGGAATCGTTCCTGCTGTAGCTGTATGCACGATATAGATACCGCGCATCCTGATGCGCCCAGCATTGACCACATCAAGCGAGTTGTTGGCCATGCCGACCGTAATGGCACCGGCGGTGTTGCCATCCACGCTCACCTGAGTAACCGTGCGGAAGTACTTCGTCCCCGTCACAGTAGTTGTAGCAGGGCCGGTGATCGTCTCCGTTTGTGCAACTCCATTTACGTTAGTGCCGGTAACAGTGAACGTGCGCCCGCTGTCTGCGCCCGCTGACGTGATGGTGATGAAGCGGGCCGCAACGAACGTCGCCACCCCACCAGACGACAACGC